TTGGAGGCAAATATAAATTACCTATAATAAAGCAATTTATTCATTCTACTTTTTCTGCCTTATCTTCTGCCCCTTAAATGTAAGAATATGGCAGATAAGCAAGATATTAGAGAGAATGCGATGAGTGGTGGAACACCTACAAGATTACGTGGACTGGCGGCAAACGGCAACAGTATATCACCAACATTGGAAGAGGTAATGAACGCAATGGGAATATATACCTATAGCTTTACATTGGCGGCAAAAGAGGAAAAAGACCTTGGCGACTTGGGGTACGGTATGTATTTGCTTGCATCCCCCAACAATGCAGCAACTGCTATATTTGCTTTTGGTTCCTATTCAAAAGGTTTTGTGTCAGATGCAGGTTCAAATTTTTACTGTGATTATACAGATGGGACTAAAGGTGTTGCTTTCGGTCGAAAAACGACAAATGGTAGCTTTTTTATCAAAAACAACAGAAGCACTGAAACATACATAGTTTTAAAAAGGATTGGTACCTTATGATAGTGGTTCTGCAAGCCATGTGGATTTTCATTTGTGTATTTTGTGCGAAAGCAATACTTTTGCGCACTATTGTAATAAATAGGCACAGAAGTGTATTTTGTTCGCGAGAATAGAATGCATGACAAAGCTGCTGATTTGTCTGTACATTATTGGCTCATTTTACTTTCATCTCAAAGATATAATGTACATGACAAATAATGTTTTAGGTTATGCCCGTTCTGACCGAGATGGTCGGAACGGGTTACAAGAGAATTCAAACAGACCATTGACTTTCCATTTCTCAGCATGTCTTGCATGGGATTTGTTCCTTTAAAATAAAAATTATACCTTTGGTGCATTGACAACCCGATAATCATGCCTTATTTGTGAAGATAGTGCATGATTTAGAAGGCATTGGCAACGCCATAAAGCTGAATTCGGGTTGCCACCCTATCTCTTTCTTTTGCGCATTGGACAGAATGTTTGTTTGCTTGTTAAATTACACTTCATACCTTTTATAATGGATGTCCAATGTGCGCAAATCAAGCCCGTTCAAGCCGAGATGGTTTGAGCGGGTTTTGTTTGGCATTCTGATTGATTATTATTAATTTTACCGCATGTCCTTTTTAGGCATAGTAGTCTTTTTTAGGGTTATAAAGTCTGAAGAGTCAGACTGTTATAAACTCATATTAATTAACTCTCTTTCTCCGTCTTGTCCGTGAGGATAGGACGGATTTCTATTATAGGCAGAAGATTGGAAAGACTTATGAAATGGTAATTTTATTTTCCTGGGCATGAGAACCCATAACATATTCCGATGTTACCGCTTCCATAGAGAGAATTTGGTTCTTGTTCCCATTAACATTGGATATAACATACAACATAAGATAGCCACCAGAATGGTTTGGGTATTTACTGTTTAAATAAAAACTGAAAGTATTGTCATTATCAACGTAGCATACGATATAATCACATATTGTTGAACTGTAATTTTCTTTGGATAGACGACTGTCTGCGAATTTGTTCTCCCAATACTTTATATTGACAGAGAAATTCTCATTACTCATATTGTTTTGGTTAAAACCTATAGAGCATTGCAACCTTATGGCACGATATTGCGCCACACTTATTGCAGTTCTAATTATAAAGCCTTTTACATTTCCAGCTGAAGGAGTGGAAAATAACTTTGGAAATAAGCCTCCTATTAATGTATTCATCACATTTGCCAAATCACTCTTCTTTATTTTCCCCTGGCTACCATCTGCCAGTTCTACATATACATACGGTGCATCACTTACTATCTGGAACTGGTTCATTGCTATATCCTGCTTCTCTGCCATATTCTTATATTTAAGGGGCATAATTTCCGGATGGAAATATTACCCGATTTAACATTTTAATAATTAACTCGTTTTGTAAATTATAAATCAAATTTTTCCGTAATATCTGAAGAACTCAAAAGGAGTTCTCACATCCAGATAACCGTCTACCTCTTCGTTAGCTTCCGCTTCCATCTCAAACGCGGAATTGCCGTAAGCCTTATCACCTACATTTATCCAACACCGGTTACGGCATAAGTGATAAACGTATGAAATCGCATACTCCAACCCATACTGAAGGTAGAACCACAACGGGCAAAGTAGATATACCCATAAGTTGAATCCGGTAAACAGCATGATTACCGTCAGCAGCACAGCCGAAGCAATCATACATTCTTCCCATTGGCGCACATGAATCGCCTCATGGTTAAGTGTACTCTGCTTCATCTCCTCCTTGCTTTTCTTGGTGAAGACGAAGCATCCCAATGTGATGGTGCTGTAACCCTGCCACAGCAGCCATTTCGCTAACTTGCTTTCATAAAAAACTTTCATACATCTTTCCATTTATATTAGTTTGTTAATTAACCGGGTTTTCGTAATCATGGTCACCCAAATCAGCATACGAATACGAAATGCCATTTTTATTGGTTGAAATCCAAACTCCTCCCAATGATATGAATTCATAAACACCAGGCTCTGTGATATGAGCCTTATTGCAATAATGGTATTGACCGTCAACCAACTCCATATCATTAAATCCGTCCGATGTCACAACTGACACATAGCCATATGTGCTCCCTGAAGAATTATTATATATGATCAAGGATATTTTCATACCCACACATTGGGCAGAGCTGGGAAGCATGTATTCACTTTGGCCTATTCTACTGGGACGCCCATTGCCAAAATCCGAACCAAAATTGGGGTTCAGGTAAAAGTAGCCTTCATTGGAACTAAACCCATGTATCTTTATGAATGCCGCTGTCGCTGTAATTTTTCCTTGAACATTGACTTCTCCAGTCTCACCATCAATGCTACAAGTGACATTTCCATTCTTATCCCTTGCCAGCACATTCTGTACCACCAAATCATCCACATAGATTTCATCGGCACGTATCTTTCTCGCTAAAGCCATATCCATAGCCACAAACATATACTGCTGTGCCGCCTCCCAATTAGCATCACCGTCTATCGAGGTAGGTGCGACAGTGACCGACGTACCGTAAGCCCGTACCCGAAACGGAATGGTTCGATTGTTGAATGTGGCCAGTACGATGTCATGGTAGTCTTCATTCCAGACATATGTGTTGCCTTTGGCGAAAAAACCTCTCGGACGCGGCTCGCTGGCGTCTCGTCCGCTTGCTCCGTCATAGCTGACACCCACTGATATCTCCGCAATGAAACTGTCATTCCATGCCGAAGCGTCCGCCTGGCTCTGATAACAGCGGACTGAAAACGTTGAATACCCTGCAGAAGCGTTGACCGTAATCTCGGAAGCCCTCGAAGGCCCTGCGATGGCGCTCCATATCCCGTTGCTGTACCCCCGTGCGGCCAGATATCCGTCCGGATAAGTCAATGTGGCGCTACCAAGCGTCCGCTTGGCATAGACGCGGAAAGCCGAAGGAACAAGCGACCCGGCACTGCTCACCCGTATATTGCTGCATGTACTGATGAGATAGACCATGCCGCCATCTGATGTCAGTTGTTCCCATTCGTCAGTGTTCACTTCTTCGGTAATAATATAGCCGTAGGACTTGCCGCCGTTCTGGGTCTGAGTGATTCGCCTCCCGTCATGAGTTGTCTGAGTCCATAGAGGTGGATTCGAAGTGTCAACCTTTGAGAGCCAGGAGCGACTCCCCATCGTACAGATGGTGAGCTTTTTGTATGGAGTATTAGCCGTGCGCCACTCACCGCCAGCCTTGACGGATTCGCCGTCACCGCCCGGTTTCCCAGGATTACCGTCGTTGCCATCCACAACCATGGGTATAGTTTCCCGGTCCACGACCTGCCCACCCACGTAATAGACAAATTGCAGCTGCGTCGTGAAGTTCTTCGGGGAGATGGACGTGCCGTTCTGTATTTCCACCTCCGAACCACCGTCCTTACTGTATTTCAGCACACCATCCGTCGTAACAGCAGTACTGCCACCGACCGACTTGGTGCGTGTACATGACACGCTTGCCACGCTGTAAGTACCGTCCTTCCGCTTGCTTACCGATGAGACGGAAGGCACCAGCCTATAGAGTACCGCATCACTGCCTGGATTACCGGCACGCACCCCGGTAATGGTGAACACCAACTCACGGCTTATATCAGTTCCTTGGATAGTAGCCGTAACAGTTATCCTGACTTCTGAGCGTGCAGGCATTGAGACACCGGCCTGTACGGTGAAGGCTATCACCCCCGTATTGACATTGTAGCTCTCCGTGACACCTGCCGGGGTCACGCATGAGATGGATTTCAACTGTAGCTTCTGCGTGCCGTACCACATGCCGACGGTCGTATTGAGCACGGACTGCGCAACGGTCTTTCCCTCATATGTCAAGGCAATGCTTTCCATCTCGTTGTCGAAATCGGCTACAATGGCAGACTCGCCGTCAAAGCCCCATTTGGCCCAGATGGCGGCCGGACTGAACGCGCTCCATACACCGTCTTTCTTAGTTCGGCAGCAAGCCCACTCGTATGGCAGGCTCTCGCTGACACCAATCGGGTCATCATGCCAGCCGGACGGCACGTAGTCATCCACCTGCAAGGTGGCTGGCGTAGGAGGCGTCACATTCTCTGTCGTATGTTTGAATATCCACTCATAGCCTTTTCCGTCCTTACCATCCTGGCCGTTCTCCACCAGCAGCTCATACTCAGCCGTGTTCAAGTCCCCGGTAATGGTATATCCGTAGCTCTTTCCACCGTTCTGCGTCTGCAGGATGCGTCTCCCCTCATTGGTCGTCTGAGTCCACATCGGAGGATTGTCGGTACCACCAGGAGCAATACAGAGGAACACACGTCCGGCCATCCTGGTAATACCCATGTAAGGTATATGCTTACCGGTTTCCCATTCACCGCAATTGGTAATGCTTGTACCGTCTGCACCCTTGCTGCCAGTCACACAGATGGCGTTCGTTGTGGTGGAAGTATCGTCAGTAAAGACTATCCTTGTCCGGGTCCAGATATACCAGCCGTTTTTCCACGCCGGAGAGTCTGTCTGCCACTCGCCTCCGGTTGTGGTGGCCGATGAAGAGGAAAGGTAGTATTCTTCGGTAATGGACTTGATGCCCTTGCCGTCGGCCCCCTGCCCACCACTGATACAAGCCGCTTGGGTGTACTTGACTTCGCCATCAGAATAGACAATCTTCGTCCGCGACCAGATATACTTGCCGGCTTCCCATTCAGGGGAGGTAGTCTGCCAACCGTCCACCGGGGCAATGACATTAGACACCGATATCGCGTATTCCACATCGGTAGACTTGATACCCTTGCCGCTTTCTCCCTTGGCCGCATATTTCAGCCAGTCGGCATTGCCGTCTGCCGGTTCTGTAGACGTGCCTTTCTCATTGACACATATCCATGAGCTGCCGTTATGCGTCACCTCATCATAATAGGCATACTTCTCACCCTTTTTCCACGTACCTTTAAATAGCGGTACCCGGAAAGCCTCGCCGGTGATGTCATCCACCTGGAATATCTTGCCGGACATGATGACGTGGCGAAAAACAGCCGAGTAGTTGTCGGCCGGAATGCCGTGAACTGTTCTGCCTTTCTTCTTGCCAATCCACGACATCTCTTGTGCCGGCTCGACATCCCAGGTATTGGCGTGGTCGAAGAAAGTGATGCAGTTGTTGCCGTTAACCGTATCAATCAGGATGTACGTCTGCCGTTCCGGGTCTGTAAAGTTACCCGTCTGGGCGAGTACCATCGCATCCCCCGGCTTCCAGTCGGTACCCGGTTTCGGCGTCATGACGAATGTCTTGGCAGTGTAATCGGCAGAAGTCACCCGGAACTTCATCTCCTCGAACCCCTGCAGCTTGCCTTCGGCGTTCTTGGTGACGAAGTAGGTGGTCAGAATGTCATCCACAAACTGGCTCAGCCCGTCGGCATCGGTCAGGTCAGGAGTTATGGTGTAGCTGCCGTCACCGTTGTCGCTCCATTCCTTGACCGTACATCCGCCTCCGGGAGAGGCGCACATTCTGCCTTTGAAATAGGTCACACGGTTATAGGCAATCTCCGGAACAAACACACGTTTGCGGAATATGCCCTCTTCCATTTCAAGGATGCCATTCTTGTCGATGCACCCTCCGGAAATACCAGTGATGAACTCGCCGAACTTGACCCAATCTCCGAAGGTTATGGGGAAGGGAGTGCCGTCAGCCTGGTCTTTTCGAAGGAACATAGCCAAGGAACGCAAAGCCGAAAACACGTTATTATCCGTGGCCGGTGTAGAGTCATTCCTTCTTATCACATACACGCCACTACTACCGCTGCCCGTATAGGTCTGTCCCTTCAGAGTAAGGCTCTCAACCTTCTCCTCCAGCTCCCCAATACGGGAATAGGCAGCGGTTTCCCCGACAGTATATATAGGGGAATCATAAGGCAGGTCAAGATTGAATTCAAATCCGATAATCCTTGACTGCCTTCCGTTCTCGAAATAGGCCTTGTTGATAAGGTTGACCTTTTGACCGATGCTGTAGAGGTTGTGAATGCCGTCCTCACTGTATGCGACATCCGACATCATCTTACAGTTATATGTAGAAGGGTCTATCTTAGACTTGGCAACGTACTTATCGGCTTTGTCCTTTAATTCCAACTGTGCTTCTGCTACCAGCCCCATTTCAGTTATCTTCATGGAATTCCAGCCTGATAAGATGTAAGTATCACCATTTTCGGGGATAAGCGCTCCATCTGGAAGCGGTCTGCCGTAGTCCTCATTCCTGACTATCTCCCAAAGCTGTGCCTCAGGGTTCCAGCCACCATTCCCCAGTTTCTCCGGCTTTCCCTCAGGGTCGAATGTCACAGCGAATTCCATACCATTCAACTTGCCGGATTGGAAAGTGATTTTCAATTCCTTGCCGGGAAGGATATAGTCCTTTGAGAAGGTAATGCCAGTATCCTTGAAGCGGTAGGCATTCCACTTCTTTTCAGTGGTAGTCCCGTCGGCATTTTCTATTTTGTCAGTGTATTCCTTGATGGTAATGTCCGACATCGTGCCGACCCTTCGGGGATAGACATCATCGAAGATAACCACTTGTTCAATGGCTTCCTCGGTGGTCATATCGGGATAAGCGTCTATATACGGAGTTCCTTCGGGCAACATTAAGCGTTTTTGCACCACGCCGTTCAGCACTACAGTCTCATCAACGGGGCGGTAGTCAGATGGGATATTCTTTGTTGAGCCGAAAGCATAGATACGGGTGGCGTAGGTGGACCGGGATTCTGATCGTGGCATTTCCTGCACGTTTTTCCCAATCTCGAAATCCACCGCATCGCCAGACTCACAACGTCCGAAATGGATGATGTTTTCAGTCACCCAGCATTCGCAATCCCATTTCTTTGCCATAGAGAAGCAGGCGTCAAGGATGTTGATGTTGTCATAAGTCATCAGTAGCGCCTTATTCTCTACAGTGCTGTCAATGGAGAAAACAAAATCTTGTCCTTTGTATTTGTAACCAAGAGCTTTTAAATTTCTAAGGACTATACCGGCTTGAACATCAAGTGAAGCGGTGAGATTCCAGGACGCTTCCTGCCCGGCCACTTCGGGGGTATATTTAAAGATTTTGTTTTTCCATTTCCAGTAGTGGGCGTCAAGCTGCAACTCATAGTCGTAGCCTGCGTTATCGGTGTTGAATACCGGCTTCTGCAAGTCGCACACCTCGAACAGCCCGAAGTCGCACTCCACGTATGAACCAAGTTTGAAGAATATAGGACTCTCCAAGGAGAACTTTAACGTGATGTAGTCCTCCTTCATAAGAGTAAACTTACGCTTGCAGCCTTCATTGGGAAGGGTAGTAAGCAGGATAGCACCGGATATGTCTTTGATGTCGATTTGTTCCACGTCTTCAAAGTTCGGAGATAAAAAAAAGAGTGCCCAATTTTGAGCACTCATATACGCAACAATCTCTCTATTGTTGGAATTTAATTTCTGTTTGGAGGATGTAAATTAAACTGTGTCAGCAAGGAATAAAGTATTAACTTTGCTAACACAGTTTTTTTTATGAAAGAAGAATTTGATTTCGAGAGTAT